CAATAGCACGGCTAATGCCCCGAGATCCAAGGCCGGAGCTGCAGCTCGAGCGCTGCGTCAGTCCTTAACGCGCCAGATGCGCACGCCGTTGCCTTCCGGCCGCACCTTAAACTCGCCGCGGCGCCGGCCGTGCAGCAGGTATGACGTGGCAACGATCGAGCGCCCGGACGCATAGGTCGTCGGCAGCAAAACCGACTCGCCATGCTGCAGTGCAAGCACAGCTGCGGTGTATCCGCGACCGCGTTTAACCGGGGGCAATGGGACGTTCTTAGAGGTGGGATAGGTCATGCCCTACATACTACAACACAATGCCTCAGAATAGCAACATAGCATCATTAGAGCATCACAGAGCATCAGGGTAGCTACAAACAGGCTTTTCCCATGCGCGCATATGTGCGTAGGCTAAAGGCTGGTTTTTCGTGCCCTGTCGTGCCCCATGCCCTTACCAATACCCCACACTAGGGCAACACCATCAAACCGGGGCACGAATAAACCGGATCTCGGTTGAGTAGTCACGATATGGAATCGTGTTTACTCTGCCCATCTATCAAGTAGTTGCGCCGCTCATCTCGACCAGCTCGAGCCCGCCAGGCCGGTTTTAATGCTCCAGGGCACGAGATCCGGCCGGGGGACCCTACGGTTTCGTGCCCCAATCGCCAGCGAATCGTCCCGCGACGGGTCCCATCGGCGTGTGATGGAACGGGAGAGGTAGCGCATCCGCCCTTCAATTTTCCCGCACCGCACAATGAAATTTCGGAGGCCCTGCGGGGTGCGATTTTGGATGCTCCCTGGGGTATGCGTGGGTGTGGTGCTTGACAACGGGAAAAGTTAGCGTAAAACCGCTAACCCATGCACGGACTGATGCGTGGCGCGCGCAAGAGCCCTCCTCCTCCCCTCAGCGCTGACGTTTCATCTGTTGCTACGCGGGGCGAAAAAGACGCCACGGTTGACTCCGGAAATGGTGCCACGCTCCGCGGCCCTGAATTAGGAGGTGCGCGATGACGGATGCGGTTGAGATGGACGCTGGTCCGCTCGCGCGCCTGATGACGGTGATGAAGGATGCGACGGCGCCGGATGTGATCGTGCAGCGCCTGGCGATGGGGGATTCGCTGAAGGATGTGGCGGCGTCGTGGGGTCTGCCGTATCAGCGGTTCCTCGCGTGGGTGGCGGCGAACGGGGACCTGACCGAGCAGTGCAAGAGAGTCAGGGAGCTGGCGGGTGTCGAGCTTCGGTTCGAGGGAATGCAGATCCTGGACGAAGCCTCGCCCGACGAGAAAGGGTCCGTGCAGCTCGCCGCCGAACAGGCGAAGTACCGCGAGCGCCTGAGCCGGGACCTGAATAAGCCGCTGTTCGGGCGCCAGACCACGCATAAGCATGAGGTGACGATCGATCTCGGCGACAGATTGCGCCGGGCGAGGGAGCGGGTGATCGAGCAGGATCCCGAGACGGCGACGTCCGGGGCGGCCGACTCCTCCGCAGTTAGTGCTGCTGGATTGCCCGCTCCCGCCGATGCGCTGATATGACGGACACCCTCGAACTCGTCCAGGCCTGGCGCACGGCATACGACGAAGCGCTCGGCCCGCTGTACGAAAGCCTGATCGCGAAGTACGGCGACGAATGGGTGTACCACCTCGAGGAAGCGCGCCGCCCCGCCGGCCAGACAGCGACCGAAGCCGTCGCGGAGATGCTGTGAGCGCCTCCGCCCTCGCCGTCCAGGACCCGAACATCGAACTGCAGGCCGCCTGCGAGCGGTTCATCGACGACCCGGGCGCGTTCACCCGGTATATGTACGACTGGGGCCACGGCGCGCTGAAAGACTGGAAGGGACCCGACTGGTGGCACGTCGAGGTTTTCGACACGATTAGGGCGTACCTCGAGGACCCGAACGAGACCATGCCGCTGTTCATCGCGGTGGCGTCCGGGCACGGCGCGGCGAAGACAGCGTTCGTCGCGTGGATCATCCACTGGTTCATGTCGTGCAGGCCCCACCCGCAGGTCGTGTGTACCGCGAACACCGAGTCGCAGCTGAACACGAAGACGTGGCGAGAACTCGCGAAGTGGCACAAGTTGGCGGCGAATCAGGACTGGTTCGACTGGACCGCGACGTCGTATTTCCTGCGCGCGCACCCCGAGACGTGGAAGGCGAACGCGCTGCCGTGGAGCGAACATAACACCGAGGCGTTCGCGGGGACCCACGAGGAGAACGTGCTCGTGGTGTACGACGAAGCCTCGAAAATCAGCGACCGGATCTGGGAAGTTACGGACGGTATTTTCACCACGAAGAAAAATATCTGGCTGGTGTTCGGAAACGGGACCCGGAACGTCGGAAGGTTTTACGACTGTTTCCATAAGTTCAAAGGAAAGCCGTGGAAGACCTGGAACATCGACAGCCGGACGTGTCAGGCCGCGAACGCCGAGTACCTGAACCGGCTCGTTGAGCAGTACGGCGGCGAAGACACCGACCAGGCGCGCGTTCGTGTGCTCGGCCAGTTCCCGAAAACAGCGACCCGGCAGCTGATCTCGAGCGACGCCGTGGATAAGTGCCAGAAGCATGAGGCCGAAGGCCACGACATGCAGCCGCTCGTGATGGGCGTCGACATCGCACGGTTCGGCGAGAACTCATCGACGATCTGCCGGCGCCAGGGACGGAAGGTTCACGAAATCGAAGTGATCCCGAAGATGGACCTGATGGCGACCGCGCACCACGTCGCCGAAGCGATGAAGAAATACCGCCCGATCCAGACGTTCGTGGACGGTTCTGGCATCGGGGCAGGCGTGGTCGATCGGCTGCGGCAGCTCAATTTCGCAGTCGTCGATGTGAACGGCGGGAATTCGAGCCTGAACCCGAGATTCCTGAATAAGCGCGCCGAGATGTGGTGGGAGATGAAGGAAGCGATCGAAGGCCTGATCGAACTGCCCGCCGACCAGCGCCTGAAAGAAGAACTGACGTGCGTGGAGTACGACTACACGGATAAGGGGCGCATCCGGCTGGACCGCAAGAGCGACATTCAGGACCAGTACGGCTTCTCGCCCGACCGCGCGGACGCGCTCGCCATGACATACGCCTATCCCGTCGCGGATTTCTCCGAGATGGGCCTGCAGCTCGACCCTCCGGTTTTTCAGGACTGACGATGAAACGGATCAAGTACACGAAAGCGCCCGCGAACACCGGGCATCTGGGCCACTTCGCCGGATGCCTGCGCGAAGGCCACAACACGAACGACATGGCGAGCGTCGATCAGGCGCAGAACACCAAGATCAACGGCGATCTGCCGCCCAAGCGGCCGATTCGCGATGACGAAAAACCGACCGCGCCGATGCTCGGCACCGTAAGGGGGTAGTCATGGCAGCGAACACCACCAACAACGTCGTATTCCGCCAGATCGACATGACCGCGGAAGCGAAAAAGGCATGGGGCAAGCAGTGGAACGCCCCGGAGACGTCCTACGAGTTTTCCAACGGCCGCAAGTTCGAGCTTCAGACCGGCGATGCGGCCATTTACTCGACGAGCCCCGATTTTGGCTAGAGAGCGTCGCTTCAAGAACGTGAAGTGCCCGAAGGACGTCGACATAGACGTCTTCGAGGGCATGTTGAGCACGATCCCTCGCGGGTTCGTGTTCACCGGCTCGAGCCGCTGGCTCTGGTGGAGAAATTTCACGTTCGTGGCGACCGGATTTCCGACCAAGGAGTCGGGCATGAAGCGCGGCGACATCTTCGAGACCGCCGTGGTGTGCAAATGGCGCTTGCCCTGGAGTAAGAAATGATCCTGTACACCGAAGGAAGCACCGAGGCGCAGGCGAGCGAGGCCGAGAAGATCATGGCGATCCTGTGCGCGGCCTACCCGGGCCATCCGTGGGCCGTGCGCGTCGATAAGGGCCTCATCTTCATCCGGCACCTGAAGTTCCCCGGCAACTGGGGCATGAACATCAAGTCGCGCCAGTTCGAGCACGACGCGGCGGTGCAGAAACGCATGATCATCATGGGCGCGGGCGAGTTTCTGGAGCGCGCGGGCCTTGTGCGCGGGCGCGAGGACGGCAGCGAGATCACGCGCGTCGAAGGCGTGCCGGATCGTTTCCAGCCTCCGTCCGCGAAGCCGGCCATCGAGTTCGAGAACGTCATCGTCGCGGAAAACGGCGAGCCCATCCGCAGCGCTCCCCGTCCCCAGGTGGTGAAGTCATGACCGATTTCCTGAAGCTCACGCAGGAGGCGTTCGAGGCCTCCAGCATGTTCATCGACAGCAACTACCGCTCGGACTGGGACTACAGCCTGCGCGCATTCAGGAACGAACACGCCCCGGGCAGCAAATACCTCAGCTCCGAATACGCATCACGCTCGCGCTTGTTCCGCCCGAAGACGCGCTCGATCATCAGGAAGAACGAGGCCGCTGCGGCGGTCGCACTTTTCAGCAACATGGAGGTCGTCGATCTGCAGCCCGGCAACCCCGACGATCCGATGTCGGTTGCGTCGTGCGCAGCGCTGAAAGAGATCCTCGAATATCGCCTCACGCACTCTATCCCCGCGTTCCAGATCGCGATGGGCGGCGTGCAGGACGCGCAGACACAGGGCGCGGTCGTCTCGTACCAATACTGGGAGTACGAGGTCAAGGACGGGCGCAAGGTCAAGGACAAGCCCTGCATCGAGTTGCGCCCGATCGAGAACATCCGGCTTGACGGCGGCGCATCGTGGGTCGATCCGATTCAGTCGAGTCCGTACTTCTGCGACATCATCCCGATGTACGTCTGCGACGTGCGCGCGATGATGAACAACGTCGACGAGAAAACCGGCGCACCGAAGTGGAAGACCTACGACGACGCGATGATCATGCAGGCAAAGCCCGACCGCATGGACACCACGCGCAAGGCGCGGCTGGGCAACCAGCAGGACCCGCATGAACAGTCGAACGTCATCAAGAGTTTCGACATCGTCTGGGTCATGCGCTGGTTCATGCGCGACGAGAACGGCGACGACTACACCTATTACACGCTCGGCACCGAAGCGCTGCTCACAGACCCGAAGCCGATCGAGGACGTGTACTTCCACGGCAAGCGGCCCTACGTCATGGGCTACGCGATTCTTGAGACGCACAAGGCGATCAAGACGAGTATGCCGATGCTCACGAAGCCGCTGCAGCAGCAGGCGAACGCGATTGCGAACCAGCGAATCGACAACGTGCTGTTCGTGCTGAACAAGCGCTGGATCGTTGCGCGAGGGCGGCAGGCGGACGTGCAATCGCTGGTCAGGAACGTCCCCGGCGGCGTCACGCTGACCACGGACCCGGCGACCGACGTCAAGGAATCGAACTGGCCGGACGTGACGAGTTCGGCCTACGTCGAGCAGGACCGCGTGAATTCGGACTTCGACGAACTGGCGGGGAACTTCTCGCCCAGCACCCGCGTCGCGAACAATGCGGTGAACGATACGCTTGGCGGCAGCCGCATGGCGGCGCAGGGCGCTGGCCTGATGACCGATTACCTGCTTCGCACCATCATCGAGACGTGGTGGGAGCCGGTGCTGCGCCAGCTCGTGCTGCTCGAGCAGTATTACGAGACCGACGAGGTGGTGCTTGGCGTGTGCGCTCAGAAAGCGCGCCTGTTCCCGCGCTTCGGGGTTTCGCAGATCACGGACGATCTGCTGCTCAAGCAGGTCAACGTCAACGTGAACGTCGGCATGGGCGCGAGCAACCCGGATGCCCAGCTGCAGAAATTCCTGATGGTGACGAACGCCGCGGTTGCGCTCACGACCAGCGCGCCTCCGGGAGCGAACGTCCAGGAGATGATCAAGGAACTGTACTCGAAGGCCGGCTATCGGGATGGCGCGAGGTTCTTCGGCGGTCAGCAGGACCCGAGGCTGCTCAAGGCGATGCAGCTTGTCCAGCAACTCACCGGACAGCTCAACGGCAAGCGCATGGAACTGGCGGCGAACGATTCGCTCGAGCGCGCGAAGCTCGCCTCGAACGAGAAGATCAAGGGCGCGGAGATTGCGGTCAACGCGCACCGCATCGCTGGCGACCTCGCCGTGCGGGACTCCGAAGTCGGACTCGAACGCAGCCGCTTGGTTCTGGAGCAGTTGCAGGCGCAGATGGATCAGCAGGGCGCCGGTCAGGAGCAGATGGCGGCGCTCGCTCAGGCCATCACCTCGATCAAGGAGGCCGAACTCAAGGTGCAGGGCCAGAAGCTGAAGAACCAGGGCGCCGCGCTGAAGCTCACGCACCAGGCGATTCAGGTTCAGCAGGCGCAGCAACAGCCGGAGCAGGCTAACGCCGCATGATCGATGAACTCATCGCGCACGCGGAACTCGGCGAGGAAGCAAAGAACTTCCTCCAAGGCAACCTCGGGAAATACCTGATGGGCTGCGCGGATCAAGAACTCGAACAAGCGAGGATCGACTTCGAGGGCGTTGACCCCAACGACCCGCAGGCCATCCGAGAAATCCAGAACCGTGCGTGGCGGGCCAAGAAATTCGGCGAGTGGCTGGTCGAACTGGTCAGCAACGGCGAGAACGCGAAGCAAGTCTTCCTACAACAACAACAGGATGGTTAAGTATGGCGCGGAAGCACCGTGAGAACGCAGAAAGAGTGGCGCAGCAAGCATCTGAAGCCGCCAGAGCAACGCAGCAGGTGAGTCAGGAAACCGCGCCGGCAACCGAGCCGGCCCACACGCCAGAGCGTCAGCCTGTCGTTCAGGTCACGCCACGCAACGAACCCCGTCGCCGTGCGATGGAGGAAATCGAGGCGCGCGACCTGAGAAGCAAGGGAATCGTCGAGGAGGCGGCAGCGCCCGCCCCTGAACCGACGCCCCCCGCGGAGGACCCGCTGCCTCCCAGTCCCGAGGCGATGCTCGAGGGCGGGAAGTTCTCGGCCCCGGAACCGCAGCCAGAGCCGCAGGAAACAGAGCCCGTAGAGCCAGCGGCCGAGGCCGTGCCCATGACCCACGTCAAGATCGACGGTGAGGAAATGGACGTGCCGACCGCAGACGTCGACGAATACGGCGGCGTGCGGGCCTACCAGATTGCCAAGGCGGCGGAGAACCGCCTGAAGAAAGCGAACGAAGCGATTGCCGAGACCCGAAAGGTTCAGGCGGCAGCCGTCGAGTGGGCGCAGCAGCAACTGCGGCAACACCAAGCCGCACAGCCGCCGCAGCCGACAGACGACGAGTTCATCGCCTCGAAGCTCGACGAGATCCGCTTCGGAACGCCGGAGCAGGGCGCAGCGGCGCTGCGAGAGGTGCTGCAACGCACAAACAAACAAGTGGACCCTGCTGCGATCGTCGCGCAGGCCACGACACAAATCAGGCACGAGCAGGCAGTCAACGAGTTCAACAGGGAATTCGCCGACATCGCCTCGAATCCGATCCTACTCAGAGCGGCCACCTCGATAAGAGATGAACGCATACGGAACCTTACAGGTCCCGTTGACTGGTCAAATTTCTACCGTACAATCGGCAACGAAATCAGGCTGGCGGCCGGCAAGCCCTCCCAGGCGACCACGCAAGCCTCTGCAGTAGCAGCACCGACGAGTGGCACTCCCAGCCAGTCTCCGTCCGACAAGGAAGCGCGTAAGGCTTCTATCGTGAATCTTCCGACAGCCGCGGCTCGCGCCGAGGTTCCGAAGGATTCGAAACAATCGGAGACCCGCGAGGACGTACTCAATCAGATGAGGAAATCCCGTGGAATCCCCACAGGCTAGGAGAAAAACATGGCCGGACAACTTTGGGCCGTCAACAGCCTGGGAGGCTTTTACTACTCCCTCAACCTGAGCAAAGAACTCAGGATGGGCGTTCAGGCAACGTCCAAATTCCGTCAATTCTGCGATGTTCGCGATGCGTGGGGCAAGGTCACGCGCTCGGGTCAGACGTTCACCTGGGACACCGTGCCGATGCTCACCCGCGGCAACCGCGCATTGACGGAGACCAGCACCGTTCCGCAAGGCCAGCACACCGTCGTGCAAGGCACGCTCACGATGAGCGAGCGCGGCTTCAGCGTCCCGTACTCGGAGATGCTCGAGTCGATGTCTCAGTTCAGCGTGCGTCAGCCGATCATGAAGGTGCTGAAGTACGACGCTGGCGTGGACATCGATTGCGTCGTCCACGCGGAATTCAACAAGACCCCGCTGAAAGTGGCGGCCACCGCAACCGCAGACAACGTCGCGCTGACTACCAACAGCACGGCGACGCTGACCTGCTCGGTAGCCATCGCCAAGGCGAACGTCCGTTCCGTGGTCGACACGATGAAGGGCCGCAACATCCCCTTCTACACCGACCGCGACTACTTCGCGATCGCGCGCCCGCTGGGCCTGCGGCAGCTGAAGAACGACCTCGAAGCCATCCACCAGTATACCGAGAGCGGCCTCGAGATGATCGCAAACGGCGAAATCGGCCGGTACGAGGACACCCGCTTTGTCGAGCAGACCACCATCCCTGCCGGCGGCGCCGCGGACTCGACGACCTTCAATGCGTTCACCGACACGGCGGACGCGTGGAACGCCGGTAGCGACTGGGTGTTCTTCTTCGGAGCTGACACCTGTTGCGAAGCCGTCCATACGCCGGAGGAGATCAGGGCAAAAATCCCCGACGACTTCGGGCGTTCGAGGGGCATCGCGTGGTACGCGCTGCTCGGCTACGGCATCACCCACAACGCGTCGACGAACATCGAACAGGCGCGAATCGTCAAGTGGGATAGCGCAGTCTAAGAAAAACTAGGGCTAATCGGGCCTTCCCCCGCTGCCCAAGAAAATTCCTGCCGGGAGGCGACAGGGATAAGAGGAAAGAAAAATGTCCACCATCAGCATGAGCTATGACCACCCGGTCTACACCACGCCGGTCATCTTCAGCGGCCTGTCGGCTGCCGGGGCGAACGGCGTGACGACCAAGTGGTGCGCCTACACGGCCATGAAGATCATGTCCGTGACGCAGGGGCCGTTTGTCGCGGCCACCAGCGCGAGCCAGGCGCTGCTCTACAAGAAGACCGGAACCACGACCACCACGACCACCCTGACGGCGCTCACCTCCGCGTCGACTGCGGCGATCAACGATGCGCTGGCGACGCCGGTCACGTTGGCTCAGGGCGATCAGTTCTGGTACACGCACGGCACCGATGCGACCGCGTCGAATGCCGTCGCAGTCGAGGCCAGAGTGGTCCCTGGCTCGAACGTAACGGCGGTCTAAGGAACGGCGGGGCTCTGCCCCGCCTCCTATGCCCTCCGTCATTCCAGATCATCTACTCGGCGTCATGGTGGGCCTCGCATGGTCGAGGCCCACCGGATGCTTCGCAGAGGTGGGGGTCTATCAGGGCGGATCGGCGAAGTACCTGAACGACGTGGCGAAGATGCAGGGCAGGGAACTGTACCTGTACGACACGTTCGCCGGGATGCCGTTCATGGGCGAATACGACCAGCACCCTGTCGGCATGTTCTCGGAATGCTCCGAGGAAGAAGTCAAGGCGCTCGTGCCGGAAGCGCGGGTGATCAGGGGCGTGTTTCCCGAGAGCGCGGTCGAAATGCCGCCTGTGGCGTTCGTTCACGCGGACGCGGATCAGTACCAGAGCACGATCGACGTGTGCAAGCACTTCGGGCCTCTGATGGTCGAGGGCGGAATGATTCTGTTCGACGACTACTACTGCGTACCGAGCTGCATCAAGGCGGTTGATGAGTGTTTCCCGAATAGAAAGGTGCTGCCAGATGGCCGCGCAGTGGTGGTGTTTTGAAGCACCTGTACTCGTTCAAGGACAAGAAGAAGGAAAAGACTTGCTTCGTAGTGAGGTACGGCGGGTTCGGAGACGCGCTTCAGGCCTCGAGCATCCTCCCTTGGTTGAAGGAAGACGGATACAAAGTCGTGTTCTACCTGGCTCCCGGCGCACATGAAGCACTGATGCACGATCCGCACGTCGACGAGTTCGTCGTGCAGGACATCGACGCCATCGACAACGCCGATCTGGGCGAGTTCTGGGGATATCTCGAGGAGCGGTGCGACAGGTTCATCAACCTGTCCGAGAGCGTCGAGCGGTCGCTGCTCACGATGCCGGGGCACATGGCCTACAAGTGGCCGCAGCGTGTGCGCCACAAGTATTTCAACGTCAACTACTTCGAGATGATCCACGACATCGCGGGCGTACCGATGCCCTCGAGGATGCGGTTCTACCCGACAGAAGAAGAAGTCTCGTGGGCGAAGGCCGAAAAGGAGCGCATGGGAACAGCGATCCTGTGGATTCTGTCCGGCTCCGCGATTCATAAGGTCTGGCCGTACCTCGACATGGCGATCGACCAGATCATGCTCAAGCAGGACGGCACGAACGTCGTCCTTGTCGGAGATGCCGGCTGCAAGATGCTGGAGCAGGGCTGGGAGGACGTTCCTCGCGTTCACTGCCGCTCGGGCGTGTGGACGATCCGGCAGACGATGGCGTTCGCTCAGGTCTGCGACCTCGTCGTCGGCCCCGAAACCGGGGTGCTGAACGCAGTGGCGTTCGAGCCGGTGCCGAAGATCGTGATGATGTCCCACTCGTCGGTCGATAACCTGACGCGCGACTGGATGAACTGCGTCAGCCTCACGCCGCAGAAAACCGAGTGCTACCCCTGCCACCAGATTCATTTCAACTGGGACAGTTGCAACCAGTACGGCAAGTCTGGCATCGCCAAGTGCCAGCAGGATATATCGCTGTCTCGGGCGCTGTACGAAATCGAGAAGGTCATCGGACAGAAACATGATCGCAGACCCCTGTCTGTCGCGGCTTAACCTCGGCGCCGGCTCCGACATTCGGGACGGGTGGATCAACGTCGACCTTCACGGCGACGCGGAGTGCAAGCACGACCTGAATCAGACGCCGTGGCCGTGGGCGAATGACTCGGTCGGCTGCGTGGTGATGTGCCACGTCCTCGAGCATCTGCCCAACACGATAGGGGTCATGAAGGAACTGCACCGTGTTTGCGCCAGCGGCGCGGAGGTGCATGTCCGCGTCCCGCACCCGCGGCACGACGATTATCTATCCGATCCGACGCATGTCAGGCCCATCACCATCGGGCTGCTGCACCTGTTCTCGAAGAAAAAGAACCTGGAGTGGAAAAAGATGCAGGCGTCGAACACTCCGCTTGCCCTGATCCACGACGTCGACTTCGAGATCGTGCGCGAGCAGTACCGGGCCGAGAAGTCGTGGATGGACAAGGTGAGCGCAGGGCAAATCACGGAGGAACAGCTTAGAGAAGCGATCCTCCTCTACAACAACGTGATCAGGGAAATCGACGTGGTCATGAAGGTGATCAAGTGACTTGGCAACTCGAACAGAGCAAGAACGACGAGGCGAGCAAGATCCGCTGGGAACTCGTGCCGTACATGCGCGGGCGGGCGCTCGACATCGGCTGCGGGGCGTACAAGGTGTTCCCGCACTTCGTCGGCGTCGACAACGGCCACCACTGGGGCAACCGCGGCGTCGACGAGATGATCAAGACCGCCGAGGACTTGGGCGTGTTCGCGAGCGAATCGTGCGACTTCGTTTTCAGCTCGCATCTGCTGGAGCACATCGAGCCGACAGGTGTTCCGAAGGCGCTCAGCGAATGGATGCGCGTCCTTAAAAAGGGCGGTCACATGGCGCTGTATCTGCCAGACGAGGACGAGTACCCGAAGGTCGGCGAGTACGGAGCGAACACCGATCACAAATGGAACGTGAACTACGACCGCGTCGTGGCCGCGATGGAAACGCTCGATTGCGACTGGGACCTGATCGACTTCCAGAAGCGTAACGAGAAGGACGAGTACAGCCTGTTTTTCGTGTTCAAGAAACTGTAGGAGCGCACATGGCCGAACTAACCACCAAGAAACGAAACAGCCTCCCGAACAGCGCATTCGCCGGCCCGGGGCGTTCGTACCCCGTGAACGACCCCCCGCACGCCAGAAACGCGAAGGCGCGCGCGAGCGAGATGTACCACAAGGGCAAGCTCTCGGCGGCACAGAAGAACCGCATCGACAACCGCGCCGACGCGGTACTCAAGCGCGGGCACCACAAGCACTCGATGAACGAGGTCGACTGACCGATGGCGAAGCACCTGTTCTCCTGGAAGGAACCGAAGCCGACGAAAACGGCTGCGGTCGTTCGCTACGGGGCGATCGGAGACATGATCCAGATGTCCTCGATCCTGCCGTGGCTCAAGGAACAGGGCTACCACATCACACTGTATTGCCAGTCGGGCAACGGCTACGACGCGATCAAGAACGATCCGCACATCGACCGCTTCATCGTTCAGGACAAGGACGACGTGCCCAACATGTTCCTCTCGGAGTTCTGGGAGGAGACGAAGAAGAAGTACACGAAGTGGATCAACCTGTCCGAATCGGTCGAGGAGACGCTGCTGCCCTCGCCGGGACGTCCGGCGTTCTTCTGGCCGAACGAACTGCGGGCGAAGTACCTTGACCGCAACTATCTCGAATGGACGCACGAACTCGCGGGCGTGCCGCCCCCGTACCAGCCGAAGTTCTACTCGACGCCGAAAGAGCGCGAGAAGGCCCGCTGGACGAAGCAGAAGTGGGGCAAGCGGAACGTCCTGTGGTCGCTCGCCGGTAGCTCGGGTCATAAGGTCTGGCCGCATCTGGACGCGACGATCGCCGGGATCATGCTGAAGTTCCCCGACACGCACGTCGTCCTCGTTGGCGACGAGTCCTGCCAGATCCTCGAATACGGCTGGCAGAACGAGCCGCGGGTTCACAGATGCTCGGGCAAGTGGTCGGTGCGCGAGTCGCTCGCCTTCGCCGAAGTCGCCGACCTGATCATCGGCACGGAGACGGGGCTGCTCAACGCAGCGGCGCCGCTAGATGTTCCGAAGATCGTCACGCTCTCGCATTCCAGCCGAGAGATGCTGACGAAGCACTGGAAGAACACGATTTCGCTGCAGCAGCCCAAGGGCGTCGGATGCGTGAAGTCGCCCTGCCGGCAGTTGCACGGCGGCGGGAACGTGGATTCGTGGATCGACTGCCCGCAGCACAAGGAAACGGGGACGGCGCTGTGCCAGTACCACGTCACCCCGGAAATGATGTGGAACGC